CCCCAGTTTACGGTGGATTTACTTCTGTGGACTCGCGGGTGCCCGGCTTTCGCCTATTTTCCCAGTCCTTTCGCTGATATGGTGCGGTCTCTGCGGGTCCCAATCCGCACGGCTTTTAGGAGTTGCCTCCCAGAGACCAATCATCGGGGGGTACGTTAATGCCCCCAACACCACACCGTCACGAACACCTCTGGTTGTAAGGAACCACAGGTCAAACCTCTGATGCGCAATGCGCCCTAATACGCCTACTCTCGTATCTACGGTATGTACAAACATGTACTGGAGTTAGACCGCCAACGCTTGCCTCATTTGGCGGTAGCGTGCGTATGCCACAACGCTAGTGAATGCCTGCGACGCCAACTGAGCAGCCTGCATTGCAGTGCTGTTAGTGGACGGATAACGCCACTCTCCAAGGACGTCGCGCAACCTGGTAAGCAGCGCCGTGATGGACATTGTGCTCTCATTGGAGCTAGTCTCGGCAGACGCCACGAACCCGTTGGTCATGTTAGGCAACCACTCATATACCGCCACCAATCTGATGCGCACCCCCGTAGAAACGGGCAAACCGGCCCAACTCAGCACAATGCTGTTATGCCCATTAGTGCTGGCTATGGCTGCGCCAGCGTTCTCATATAAGGCATCGGTAGTGCTAGGAGACCACTTGATCTCCATGCTCTCCGTAGGCATGCGCTGGGAATAACCGGAGCCGGCTCGAATATTGGCGACAGTAAAACTGCCGCCTACCGGGATGGCCTCCACAGGGACCACGGTGCCACTAACCAAACCTGAGCGGTTCAACTCAGACCCAGGCCAGAAAACCTGAGCACAAGCTGCCACGCACCTCAACGCTCGGGAATTAGCAGTGAGGTAGGAATAGCCCGGACACCATGACGTGAAATTGATTGCAGTGGTAGCGATAGCGTCCGTGTCTGCCACGCCATAAGCCAGGCCGGAATCAGTACCCCCAGTACAAAGAGCACCAGGAGCCCAACGCAAAAAGCCAGCTGTTTGCGTGGCTCCATTGCCGACGATAAAATCGGTTTCCGCTCGCGTCAAAAAGCCGCCAGAGC